TGAAGTTATTTTGGGTGGATACAGAAAAATGAGTAGCTTCTTCAGCTCCCCAATACAATCACCCATTGGGCAAGATTTAAAAGAACGCATGGTAGAGGACAGACAGCAATACCTAGCACCAAACTATTTTTCTATCGAACAGATCCAGAAAAAGGTATCAGTTTGGTATAATTCTTAGTGTTATTCTAACCCAACAATTTAATGAAATGAGCGCGACAAAATGAATTTTTTACTATCAATTCTGCCAGAATTTTTCGCAAGGTGACAGCAATATACCGTCAACTAATTTTGATGTATATCAATTAGATCCTGACTTAGAGTTGTCTGAAATAGGTCCCGTGCTGTTCACATCACACAATCTAGCTACAGCAACTATGGAAATGAATCGAATTCACAAAGATCGTGGCATCGAGGTAGGTGTTCTACAGGATGGTGAATACTGGAGGCAGTATATTAAAAATGATGATGTTGCAGAAGCGACTGATTGGATAGGTTCGGCAAAAACTCACGCACCTGATCACCTCTTTAGTGACGGATCAATTTCCGAAATCGTGAAGTGGGCACTATCAGCACATTCAGGTGATTCTAAGAGAGCACTAGCCTCATTGAGTTTCTTCTTGAATCGCAATAGTAATATATCATCAAGAATTGTTGCCAAAGTTGAGGCTGCCAAGGACATCATCAAGCGAGATGCTGAACTAGCTCAATTGAAGTAACCATCTCTCAAAATACCATCGGCATATCATCATAGTCATCAGTACTATCGGTAATCTCATCATCTAACTCACCAACTTCATACAGTGTTTGAAATGCGTCTGGGTCATAAGACGACATCTGTTTGAGCACTCTACATATCAACAACCAGGTACTGATACAGTCATCAGTACTCCCTGTCTGTGCAGCATAACTACCCTTCGTCTGTATGTACGTTTTAATTTCGCGGATAATATCAGCGCTCTTCATACCCAACTTACCAGCTTCTGTCATTTCCTTAAAAACCTTACAGGCTTGGAGTTTGGTACGAGCATTTGTATTCATACCTATTTGTCGTCCATCATCACTAACGATCGAGACATTCTCAGGCAACTTCTCATCAGTTTCGAATAGCGTTATGATACCCTCACCGACCCCATTGTTCTCGACTGTAAAATGCACCTCCCAACCTGCATCGTCCGCCTTTTTCCAGATGTACCGTAGTATTTTGTATATGTCGCCTGTTGCGCTGATATTGGAGCGAAACTCCATCATCTGCTCAAGAGTTGGATACTCAACTACTGTCACTACTGTATAGTCCCCACCCAAACCCTTACTTGGGTCACAAGTAACAATACACTGCTTGTTATACTCCTTCGTTGGTGGAGGATTGTTGTATTGTTCAGCGTAGCTATAGTTGTTAAGATTTGTATCACGATTAATAGGAAGGGCACGCGCTTGGTAATCTTTTTCGAAATTCTTCCAAATTTTGATTCCGTGATTTGTATCGATGGGTTCCATTGATTTCAGCGTCTGTGCAAAAATACTGGAGATCAGGAGTGGTTCAGATGATAAAAAACGGCACTCAAACTCCTGTTGCCACACCAACAAGCCATTCTTGGATATTTCACGCTCTTTAAACGCTTCGTCGCGCCCTGGTACTTGATTCCACTCAATGGCATGCGACACAAACCCATTTGTGCCAGCCTCGGCACCTCGCCACAGTGTAGCAAACAGATCTGCATCACCGTTTGGTGTAGATGTGATGAATAGCTTACCACCAGTCGCCAGAGTAGGTGAAATCGAAGCCCACATCAACTCCTGAACTCTAGGTGGCACGAACCCAACCTCATCCAGATATAGGATCGAAAAAGAACCACCTCGACCAGTCGTCTCGCTAGTAGCATCACTTTCAATTCGACATCCATTATCAAACTTCAAACTCAGTGCATTCCACCCATCATCCTTAACCCCTGGCTTCAACCACATTGGCAGGTGCTCGTACATGTACTTGATACGAGTAATCATGGCTCGTGAGTTTTTGTGCTTATTACTCGCGATTAGTACAGTCTTGTCCTTGCGGAAAATAGAGAACCAAAACAAATATGCGCAACTGCTCTCAGAATTGTGTGTGAGTATTAACTCAGTCCCAGCACAAAATAGATGATCATGAGCAGCAACAGAAATACACTTAGACTGGAAGTTTGTTCCTAGCTCTGTTATACCAACTATTGTCCTACTGTTGGAATACCTAGCATGAGGGGCACTAATTCGCTGGCGGCGCAACTTGTGTGGAATCCTGAACGCATCAAATTGATCTCGTGTGATAATAAAGGATAGTCTGGTGCTGTTTGTCTGCTCGAATTCCTTAGTACTGACCTTAATGCCCAAACTTTCTATTAGTTGTTTGACGTCTGATATTAGAGTTGTGTTTTTTCTGGTTAACTGAATTGCTAGTTCAGAACCAGTGGAATTGATAAACCCATCTGTGTCCATTAATCCTTGTAGTAGCGCAATCCTATCAGAAATATGTGCCTGCTTATAACTATCTGGAATACATTTGCTTTTTACGCTCCCTGGCTTTGCCTCCTGGCGTACACCCAACAAACCAAGCTTTTGGTAGAAGCTTGAGTTTTGTATCAAGTATGATCGGCAGTTTTTACCAATTTGAACTGATGATGGTACGACTTTAAATATGAAACCTTGATTTTGAAAGTGATTCGTGTGTTCGTCGTGGCACGTAAAGTATGCGTTTCTGGAGTGACCATCTCCTAACCACGCTCCCAATAGATAAGGCTCGATCAACAAATCTGATTTTGAGAATTCGATTGGTTTGACTGTAGGTATGTAATATGCGTACTCGGTATACCCGTTCGACCTCAGCTTACACCAGTTACTATCTAGCAACTCCTTGGTGGTGAGAGTGCATTTTTTATGCTTTAGGAATCGATTATATGCAGTCCACTTGTGGGTTTCACTAGCGCGTATGACACTACCATCGTTAAATCTAACTTCATACATATTAGGCTCAGTGAATGTGGGAGATTCGCCAATTACTAGAGTAGGTTTACCATCACTGCCATACACGTAATCGCCAGGGTGGACATCGCCCATCCGCTTAAAGCCACTTGGTGTGAGTATTGGAGTTTCGATACACAAGTCCTTACCAGATTGCCGCGACCACTTAACAATCACATCCTTGTTGGTGTGATATTCATCAACAAGCTCTTTTTGGTAGTCGTACATCACGAATAGAGTCTGACCTCTCACGGGGTGACTGACATACACGTAATTTTCAATAAAGTACAGCGGGTCATTGAAGCACTTAGTGTATTCGATTACCTGAGCCTCAGTCAGGTCTGAAGCCTCGCCTGCTTTTTTAATTAGTGGATTTTTTGTAGCCAACAGCCACCCCTTTGAGTGTAAATAGTACTATTATTTACGACCCACATTTTCCGTGTATTCTCACCACATTCAATGGCAACACTAACACACGAAACATTTTTAGATAATACTAGACAACTCCACGACGGCACACAGCCCACTGATGCCATCACTGTATTACTACACTTAACAATTGTGGGTGCAACCCATGAGCCAATCAATCAAACACCTGCAGAGCACATTCATGGAAACCAGGGCTGTCCTCGGTGGGCAACTGTATCAAAGTCTAAGAAATCTCAGACGAAGTGGACACTAGATACCTTCTTAAAAAAAGCACACACAACTCATGGTAACAAGTATGAGTATTCTACAGTTAAGTGGACGGAGTCCGACAGCTCAAAAACACGCGTTACAATCAACTGTCTAGTTCATGGAGAATTCACACAAACGGCAGCAAATCACGTCGGCGGAAACGGTTGTCCAAGGTGTTCGGTAACAGGCGCGCTGTCCAGCGCGGATTTTATTGAAAGCACCACTCGTGTGCATGGTGATGTGTATGACTATACCCGAGTACTACACGAATGGACACTAACTACAAAGACAGACTCTAAGGTGATGATCACTTGTAGAACCCACGGAGATTTCTACCAAAAAATTGCCAACCACATCCACCTCAAGAATGGTTGTCCGAAGTGTGCCAAAACTTCTCGAACCACTCAACAGGGGTTTCTCACAAAAGCTCGCACGATACACGGTGACCGATATGATTACTCTAGTGTCGAGTGGTCGGAACAAACTAACGTTAACAGTAAAATTACAATCACTTGCATGATGCACGGACTATTCACACAAAACATCCGTAACCACATTGTCGGTAAGAATGGGTGCCCGACTTGTGCAGGTAAGACCAAACTAACAAGTCAAGTATTTGTTACCAGAGCTCGTGAGATACATGGCACCAAGTATGATTATTCACGTGTAGTCATCGGTGAAGAGTTCTTCATGAATAATACAAAACTCATTATCGGTTGTGAGAAGCACGGTGATTTCACCCAAACCGCAGCCAAACATATAAATGCTAGGACTGGGTGTCCTGGGTGCAAAGCTAGTAAAGGTGAGGCTGCAGTTCAGATGTGGTTAGATGCTCATAGCATCGCGTACACACCTCAGAAAATGTTCGATGGTTGCATCAACACTCTCACTGGGCGTAAGCTAAAGTATGACTTTTATGTACCTGAACACAATACGTGTATTGAATTCCACGGCCAACAGCACTATCAAGCAATATTGATTGGCAATAATGACCAGGTTAACTGGACACAACAACAGCACACGCGTGCTCAAGTTGTATTTGAAGAACAACGCCACCGAGATCGAGTGAAGGTGCAATATTGTGTTGATAATGACATCAAGATGTTGGTAATTGCATATACTGAAATCAAACAAGTTGATGTGTTGTTGACTAATTTTTTCTGTTTGGGTTTAGATGTGTCGTTAAAATCTGGAGTTCATTAAGTATGTTATATTAGCACCAACTACACATTTGATGGGTAGTTCAGAATTGCAATTGCTTGGTCAGGTCTCGTGGTCTCATAAAGCACATCTCCATAACACCACAGAACTCTGTGGTGTAAACGAGTATGTACATATCTAGAGTTGAATGTTATAAATAGGGGAATACACAGGAGAAAAACAATGGCTCGACTTTTAGATGTTGGTGGTGTACCCGAATTAGGTACAGCTTTCTTGCAGCCCAAACAGCAAAACAAATGGAGAATCCAATTTTTTGGAATTGGAGAACTGCCGACAAGCCAAAACTTATCGTTGCAGTGCAAAAAAGTCGATCGTCCTGATTTGACTTTTGATAGTCACACATTGCATAGATACAACTCTCGTGCTAACTATCTCGGCAAACATAAGTTTGGTGACCTTCAAGCAACATTCGATGATGACATCGGATCTAGCGCAAGTCGTGTTATCCAAGCTCAGTTGCAACGTCAACAACACTTGATTGGTGCAGAAGGTCCATACTTGGCTGCTTCTCAAGAAGGCTCGATGTACAAGTTTGCGACTGTACTAGATTTGTTGAATGGCAATGATGTCGTGTTAGAAACATGGACATACGAAGGTTGCCAAATAACATCATACAAGACCAGTGGACTTGACTATGCTAACAGTGATGGTTTGACTATTGATTTGACAATCCAAATCGATCACGCATTCCAGACATTTGCTGATAACATTAAGCCTGGTGTGATGTTAGGTGGCGTTGGTCCTTACTAATTCCCAGTAATGTAAAAATCTGCCTTCAAGGCAGATTTTTATTGCACTTTACACCAATCGATTTGTGAAATGTTATTATAGATGGTGTGTAGTAACTAAAATGGAACTGATTGATACTGGTAATGTGACTCACCGACCGTTTTGGTCCTGCTCAATATAAATAACGCATACACACAACAAATAATATTGTATCATGAATGAACAACAACTCCGCTTGGCTAGAATGGCCGGCATCACACTAAAAGAATCCGACTACTCTGAAGAGCCTCAGATGCCACCTGAGGTGCCACCTGAGCAAGTTAATGGTGAACTTGAACAAACTCCAGCCGAGCGACTAGCCGCAGCCCTTGCGAGTATTCCAGATGTAGACAGCATCGAAGGTTGTGACGGTGAGATTGAAGCCCTTATTGCAGCTGCAGAAGCGCTCAGTGCAGCATGTGCTCCTGTCGATCAAGAGCAGGAACAAGAATCTGATGAGTTAACAGAAAGTGTATCATATATGTTTTCCAAAAAATCGAAAGAGCTATTCGACATCGACGAAGATACGTACATTGAAGTAAAGGCTGACTCTCAATTTCAAGCTATGCTCCAAGCGAAAGAGTTATTCAAGAAAGATGGGTATACCGGTAAAATTCACTTGGTTAGCTAATACCATTCGTACCCACAGCTAAATAACCCCACACGCAATGTGGGGTTACTTTTGGCTTCAAAATATCACCAAGGTCGCTACCGACCTCTCAATCCCAGCAAATTCGAAGGTGACCTGAATAACATTATCTTCCGAAGTTCGTGGGAGTTACGGTGCCTACAATTCTTTGATAATAATCCTGGCATCACCAAAGTGCTATCAGAAGAAATTAAAATACCATACTGGAATCCAGTAAAGAACAAACCTGCGAACTATTATCCTGATTTCTATATAGAGATAACCGACTCAACAGGGACTCTTCAACGAAGGTTACTTGAGATCAAACCTAAGAGTCAAGTAAATGAGCAAAAGAAAGAAAGCACATACGCGCAGCTCACCCGTGCTGTCAATTACGCCAAGTGGCAGGCAGCTCAGAAATGGTGTGACGAGAGAGGAATTCGATTTCAGATAATAACTGAAGATCAAATATTCGGTGCACCTGTCAAAAGAGCTAAATAAGCTAAATAAGTTACAATATCAGAACCCTATGTCACTCTTAACACAAATCCTCCGAGAAATGGCCACTACCAACGAGTCCGCCGCTTATGCCAAACAGTTGGTTCGCGGTGAAAAATATGGTCCAGGCATCCTCAACAAATTAGATCGCTGGTTTATGGATGCAATGTTCACCAAACACAAAGATAGGTTTATTCCTACCGACGCGGCACTCAAGCAGTTAAAGCAAGCTGGTTTTAGTGATGATCAGATCTCGATAATCAGGGATGCAGCTATTTCAGCTAGTTATGTTGCTTTGGATAGGATGATAGCAAAATATCCAGAAAGAGTACCTACTAAGTATGTTTCTCGTGCGAATTCCACATCATTCCAACTCGGCGATTTATATCTCAATGTGTCTGAAGAGCTGCATGATGAATATTTAGAGCTGATGCAGAAGTTATTCGACTCAAAGCTAGACAAGCAGGCCGCTCACTTAGATATCACACCTAGCGAGAAATGATTGTATTAATTTAGTTAACTACCTACACCCAACATAATGTCTCTCTTCCAAACTACACTACGCGAATATGCACAAAGCTTGAGTGAGTCCAGTATAGACCACGGACCAACAACCGGTGGGTACTGGACTAATCTTAGGTGGGTAAAACACCGATCAGGTGTGGGAATGCCGGAACTAAGTTTATTTGGTGGGCCAGACGGCGATACCACTGGCCATGCCTACAGAGCAGTGTTTATTAAGTACACAGACGGTCTAGATCCTAGTATTGAGTTCTCACGAACTGGCGTTCATAATCCCGATCGTGGTTCCTCGACTGTGAGATTTGGAACAAACTCCAAAGATTTTACATCACCAACAGAAATCAACCCATACCTACAATCCATCGGCCTACCAGAACTATCAACATCTGACTTAGATTATATTGCTAAGGATGTAGACAGATATCACATCCCTGTGCAGTACGAGCACAGTACTCGTGGAACGACGGTAGCATTTCCCAAAGAATTCTTTACCTCAATTAAAGCTGACTCGAGTGATGCTCAATCATTCGGATTTGCGGCAAACCGCGCGATGAAGAGGAAGCTCGACTTTATCACATCTCGTCCAAGCCCGATCACATCGACTGCCTTGACAAAACTGTTTAACGATATGTAACACACGAGATTGATGCCCACTGACTGGTGGGTGAAATGGAGTAAATACAGTACTTCTTAATGACACACACGATGGCAGCACTATTCTCCACAATCATATCCAATATTACACCACTTGAGGAATCAGATTCCTCAAGTGCATTGAGTCATCTGAGTGACCGATTTTCGGATTCACGACAAAGCTTGGTTGATGCTCGGACAACAACCTTCAAAGTACTCACACCTGCCTCCACACTTGCTGTCGCAAACTCATACACTCGTGAAGAATTTTCTGCTCTGATAGCCAAAGATTTTGCCCCAATCATTAATCAGAATATACCCTCTGTGTATCAGGCGCACACTGTCAGCAAATTCAAAAACATATACATTACGTTTACCTTGAGTCCACAGACTGATTGGGAAACTGCTCGTAATGTGTTGCAGAGCTTATACACTACGTGGTGTAGTGGGTTACAGCCTGCACAATAAGTACATCTAACTTTACTAACTATCAAAGTCCACAACAAATGAGCAAACTATTAAACATCCTCGCAGAGATCGATCACAGAGTATTTCGTGTTGGGTCTGAACTCCACATTTCAGGTGGTGAAATCGGCATCATGGTCAATCAAACACCTGACAACTTTGAAAAAGCGGGTGAACCATTTTCTCGCTCTACTGCAAAGATTGTATACAAAGTAACGCACTCCAAAGACCGTGCACGAATCGGCACACTTCAGGTGCAATATGAGTCGAGAATCTATCTAAAAGAGTCAACGACATCCGCCTACAGAGATCTATTCTCTGAGCTTGATGATGAAATTCGTCTGAGGGGGTATCGATTAGAAAAGTCAGGATATCCTGTCACACAATCTCACTATACTCGATGGGTTGAAGAGTTTTTCCGAAATTCGTCTGTCGTACCAGTTAGCATGGTACCACAGATGATTCGACAGTTCATGGGAGAATATCCTCTGGCGACATATGCCCCAGATGTTGTTGAGAACGCTAATTCATCCGTGCACGTGGGAAATGAGGAAAGTGATTTGTTCACAAAAGTATATGCCCGAGTTTGGGATGGCAAATATCAGGCACTCAACCAATACCGCTCAGCAGTGACTGATGCGATCAATCGTGCATCAGGGTACGGTGGAGATTTAGACATGGCCCAATTGGTTGATCTATACATTAAGCAATACCCATTTGTAGTTGCTGAAGCACGTAGTGAGAACGCGCGATCACTGACATCACTAATCGCACAGGCTCAAGATAGTATAATCGACATTATTCCACGCCCATCTGTATCAAGCGACATCAAGCAGGCGTTGAGATCTACACTAGGTAAACTGGACGCAGCATTTGCGCTCGCATCTCAGATAACGGAAGATGATGTGAATAGTGACGGCGATGAGTATATCGATGAGGATGATCAAGTTGTTGCAGAGCCAACTGAACAGTCTACTTCACATCCACTACGTGACTTGGATCAACCAGAAGAATCATCGCCGAATCTAGATTGGCTCAGCAATTTCGACATCAAGGAAGTGAAGAATGCAATTGATGAGATCGTCAGCTTTCTGGCTTCGTGTGATGATGACACTCAGATAGAGTTATTGCGCAACGACATTCGCATACTCGACAATCTCGCCACCGCACTCAAGTCGAGAGAATCGGTCGATCAACACTGGGAAATTGCAACTCAGCAAGGGTCATGTGAACACTTACATCCAGAATTTGTGAGCAAAATGAATTCGGCTCTGGACACAAATCTCGTTCGTGAAGCTCATGATAAAAAGAAAGCTGCTACTTTTAGTGATCACAAAGAATGGACAGACGCAGCAACTACTCGTGAGATGGACATCAAACCAGGTAAGGATGGATTTGAGGGTGCGTATTGTGGCACCTCGGGCAAACTGGTGGGCATGTGGAAAAACGACAAGGGTTGGATTGCCCCCGTCGTAAAAGAAAGTATACGCAGTATCGATGAAACCACCAAAGTAAATTCAATAACCCATAAAGAAGGAATTTTAGATCGCTATAGAATTAATGTTGGTGGTATGGATTCACATCAACTCAACCAAATTATCGATAAAAGCAACCACGAGGATTCGTGGGCAATTAAAGGTAGGGGTAATAGATACGCTGAAGAAGATGGTAGTGAATCTGTTGGATTTAAAGAAGCTAGGTATAGGTCAATCGCATCTCGTGTGTTGAACGATTACTTCAAACATCAGAAATCCGCTCCCCAATCTAAAAATGAAGGTACTGATACCTCAGCATATCCCCCAATTGTTGATGATAAAGGCGTCGTAATCAAGGCTGGTGATGATATCGTCTGGAGCGAACGAGGATACAAACAAACAGGAACCGTCATCGCTGATCCAAAGTATACTGGTGGGCTGAAAGTTGGTGGGCGATCGTTAAAAAACATTTACGATAGCTCCAAAACACTTAAAGTTGTGTGATCGATATGAATATATCCCACCCACTAGAGAATGTGTTTGACTTGGACTCGGGCACAACTCTTGCCACGCAACCCTCAGTACAACTTCCAGTTGTTCCAGTAGCTCCAGCTGCTAACTACGATGAGAAGGATAAGTCTATTGAGGAGCAGTTGCAAGAGGTGCAACACCAAGCAATGGAGTTAGCAGTAGCAATGAAGCTCAACATTGAGTATGCTGAGCCGCGCTCGCAAGCTCGACTGGGTGAGGTGTCTATCCAAGCACTCAATACAGCTCTCGATGCAATTAAGCAAAAGGCTGACATCAAGAAGCACAAGGACAAGATGGGTACTACTGGTGGGCTAGATTCCTTCAGTAATACTGTAAACAATACAATGATTGTTGATAGAGCAGCGCTCCTTGATAGATTGCTGGCTAATCAATAATATAGGATATGTTATGAAATTTTCTGAATATATGATACAAGAAGGTGTTTTTGATTTTCTGAGAAAATCAAAACAACCAACAAACGTTCCACTAACATCAGTAGATATTGCTCTGATACAAACGGCGATTCCTGGTCATCACATTAGCACAGATTGTGGTGATTTGTTGGACAGACCAGTACTCAATGTATACATCCATAGATCGCGGAAGAACAAACTAATCAATGGTTTACCTGCTGATTTAGCATTTCGAAAAGATTCGGCAGGAATATATCACGTTGGAATTAGTTACTATCCAAACGGGCACACAATTCCACTAACCCACGATGATAAAGCTTTCACCTCAGCCAAACAATTGCAGGATTTGTTGGGGTTGTGATGATTAGCACCCCAATCGCCACTTTTCCTGCCAACACTATAAATAATACTAAATATAGTCGTTAACCATATACAAAGGATAAATTATGTCTGTAGAAGTACTAAAGAGTTTGTTTGAAAGCGAACTTCTCACTGACGATACTAAG